CAATCTGGTAGATCCGATCGAACATTTTGACAATCATGTCCAGGACCTGAAAGAACGTGGATGGCAGGTTCGGGATTTGCATGAACTCGATCCGCGCATTTGGTGTCGTTGGCATCAGAATAAGGCGCCCGGCCTTGCTGATCTGGCTCTCGATCATCTCTTTCGTGATACCGCAGTGTTTCTGTACAATGAGCGGCGGCGCCATGACATTGATCACGTACGCGATCAGTTTACTGATGATCTGATTGATCTTGGCAATTAGATCCCCCACCTGTTCAGCCGCGGAGAAACCCCACACTGACACGAGATCCCGGTAACTGTTGACCATATAAGAGGGGAACCGCCCCCAAGGGTGCGTCTCCTTGGCCAGTTCGATCTCAAGCCCGGGATTGATGTTGGGGTTTGCACTGTCGTCAAGAACAATGTAGTCACTGTTGGACTTCCCTTTGCCGTCTCCCTTGCTCCGGGTGATCGTGATCTTTCGTATGCCGTCAGGATACACCTGTTCTTTCTGAGACATCTGAGCTTCAACAGGGTAACCCTGGTCATCCAAAATCTCGATGTCTTCCTTGACCAGCTTGGTTCGAAGATCTCGGACCCACACCTCTATGATCAGGCACCGCTCCACTTTAGTATCGGACGCGGTCTTATCATTCCGACTGCTGCGGCTCATGGGGTCTGAGTAATTACCGATACGTTGATTCGAGGCCACATAGTTGTCAGCCTTGTACTTCTCACGCTCAACTCCGAGCAATTCGTACGCATCGTCTTGCGCGATGCCTTTCACACCGAAAGTCTCTTCAGCCTGGGCAACGAAATCCAGATACGCGAAACAAACATACGGAGGATCTGCACTCAAGTCATCATAATACCCGGGTGCCGGGAAGAAACCGAAAGGATCACTGACCATGATGTCCGGACGGTCCTTGTCCTTATCCCAGTATGGCTTCTCAACAGTTGCACCATATATCTCCATCTGCCTCGCTGTTGCCCTGGTCTTACTTTGCAGATTGCAGTCCTTCCACCACTTCTGCAACTTTATTGTGAAGATCTCCTCAGCGCCGTCCTTGCGTCCGTCGAGGTCCACTACCTCGCCCACCGGATTACGGGCGGTGATGTTGCTGACAGTACGCTCGATATTGCTGAAGAAAAGATTTACGGGGGTATATGCCTTGGTTACGGTCGTGCTGCCAATGGTCTGCTTGCCACGATACAAAGCGTAATTGGACAGGAAATCCTGACGCTTGCCCAGGCGTTCCTTCTCAAGACGTGCGATCTCGAACAACTCGTATGCGAAATCTGCGACATCCTTGTGGCCTTTGGGTGGTATATTAACCAGACTCCATGTCTTTTCGGTTTTGGGCATCAGTTATGTCTCTTCATTGTTTTGTGGCGTTTCAGTGACGCGTCTGTCTTGCCTGCCCAGCCGCAGATGTCGCATATAAAAGGTGAAGGAGGCGTCGGCTTGCCACCCGGCTCTCCGGCCTGGTCGATGGGCTCCGCGTCTGCCTCCTCTTGGGGTAAACTGATTATTGATGGCGTTTCAAATACAGAATTCAGCTCTGTGAGCGACTCGATCATCGCCTGATTCTTCTGTTCAAGAGTAAGAGGTTTCGGCACTTCGTCCCAATCGTCAGATACCAGAGTCAGTCGCCCGTTAGGTGCAAGCTGTGCCTGGCATAGCGGGCACAACATGTCAGACCACATGACCGCCGACCCACCGTAATCGTATTCACCGAACTTACCCCAGCCGTACGTCTTCCAGGGGTCGAGGAGATCGATCATACTGCCGTTGGGATGCACGTCAGGATTGAACTTCTCATTGATTTTATGGCAGCATCTGTGGCATATCGGACACTGTACTTTCATCGTTCACCGCCCAACGCCTGCAGAAATCTGTTGGTGTTTTTAAGGATGGTCTCTTCGTCCTTAGATGGCTCGCCTGTCCCGGGAGGAGTCTGTGCAAACATTTCATCCGGAATACTGAACACGTCGCCTTTGGGATCTCTCAAGAACCCCTCACCGGTACCTGGACTGGACTTGGCCTTGAATACGATCCATCCACCGACCAGTACACAGCCCACTGCAATCGCCACACCTGCTCCCAATAGAATCAATGCCTGCCACCAGATCATGCTGCCTCCTCCACATTAAATATCGTTGACTCTTCACTGCGGTCCATCCACATCGAGCGATTCAGCAGACTATGCACGAGGCCTCCCGCGGCCAGCACCGCAGGATCATCGCGCTTGAATTCTTTCAGCCTGTTCTGCAGGATGTCGAGACCGTTGAAATACCACCGTGTACGCTCAACAACCATGCAGGATCTGAGAGATCTGAAGTAACTGTCGAAGATTCGAGACACATAAAAGTCGTCAGGCGGGGCGATCAGAAAGGTCTTCTGCTCACCACCCTTTAAGATCAGCCGCTCATTCATCAGTGCTACGGTCGTGACAAACCGCTCAGGATCCCCGAGCCAGGTTGCCATGAGTGTGGGATTGAGCCCAAAACCGTACTTTTCCCTCAAATCCAGGCATTTCAGCAATAAACCCGGGACATCGGCCTCCTCAGCCTCAGCCAGGAGCATGAACTTGGCATCGGCAGGGTCATAGTGTACGTCCTTTCCGAGGTTCCGAGGCCTCACCACACCCACGACTGCAGCATAGCCGGGCAGTCCGTTGTCCTTGTCTGACACCTCAGTCGGCCAGGCAATGCAGCCATAGAGATCATGGAACGTGTCACCATTTTCGATGTTCTCGTACCAGTAGGGACGCTCGATCAGAGGTTGCCCGGTAATGACGGCATGATCTCGCCTGGCCATCTGAAGGGCTGCCGGGTACGGATGAGAAACTATTCGAATGATTGATTTCATGCGGCCAGCTCCTCCGGGCGATCAGCGAACACGCAACCTTGGAAGTACCCTCCTGCAGACGACGCGAAGGTTAGGATCAAAGATTCCGCCCTGTCAGGCGACCTCTTCAGTAGATCCTTCATACAAACCTTACCTTCCGTCCTGCTTTTGGGCATGATCTTAACCTTGCCTTTTGTCACCTCATATGTGGGTGTAAGAAGTTCCTGAACCAACTCCTCATCAGGAGGCAGCATCGCCCCGGGGTCAGTTCTAAGCCATTCGCGGCACATCCACCACAGTTGATCTCGAAGCTGGGCAAAATCTCCAAAGTCACAAGATAGGGTTGGGCTGTTGGCTACCTTTACACTCACAGCCACACAGTCCATTTTCTGCATCCCAGGCGCCACGCCGGTGCCAATCCCTGTCGCGTCCACGTAGGCCTCGACTGCACCAATGTCCTTATAGTGCCTGGCAGCCTTCTCAGCTGTGACGGTCGTGTCAACGCCACGCCAATCAATGAGCCTGGCCACATATCCACCGTACTTCGGGCACAATACGTTTGAATCCTCCCCGAACTCAGCAACATCGAGCCCCAGGATCGCCCTGGTGCCCTGCGGAGGGACTTCCCCATGTGTTGACACATAGGAATCCCAGCGACTGCGAGCGTTATTGACCCATTCTCGGGAGATGAGTTGTTGGGCGGGTTGCGGGGAATACTGGCCAAGCACCATATAAAAGAAAGGGGCTTCATTAACATAATACCACCCGGGCTTGAGGGGCGGATATCGATCATTGGTCCCCTTCTTCCTGGCAGTCGCACCTTCCAGAAACTCGGGCAGCTCAAAACAGTTGGCTGTCCGCTCCTCGCCGGGTGTCAATGGACGGCACCATTCATTAATGCGCTGAACGGTTATCTCTCTGTTGACGGCGCCAGGAATGATATCCTCGCCGGTCTTGACATTGGGGTGATTGAAAGCAGACAAGTGAATAACTTTCGCGGTCTTATTGTACTCATGACGATACGGCTCCCCCGCCTCATAACGAGGGTTGAACAATACCAGCATCCGAACATGACCGCCTGACATGCACCCCTCAGTCCCGCGGTACGCGAAACCGGGCACTGTGTCGCCCTCATCAACCACGAACAACATGTGCCTGTGATGTTTGCCGCTGAATTTTCCTTCCTTGACCTCCTCAGTGCCGGTCGTGGGCACAGTCAAGGCTGTAATGAAATCCTTCGAGGATCTCTCAATATGCATGGTTGTGGTCTTGTCAGCATCAAAAAGGCCTGATCTCTCAGCCATGTTGGCCAGTTCACCCCAAAGTATTTTTTGATTTTCGTACGGATTAGCGATTGTGTAGACGCGAGAGTCAGGAAAACATTTGTAAAACCAGATCGAGATAGCCGCAGCCCCGTGGCTCTTGCCAGTCCCTGTGGCCGACCTGGCCACCGTGATGCGGTTATCCCTGACAGACTCAGCCATCTCTCGGATGTCATCGGTGAGCGTGATCCCCATTTCGTTCTCAATGAACCCAACAGGATCGTCTTGATATTTTGTGTAGTCTCCGGAATCAGATAGAAATTTGTCAATCTCTTCCCTCCCATACATATCAAGGAGGGTACTGGCTATGAAATCAGCCTGGGAGTCGGAAGAGGAAGGTGATAAGTCAGTCTGCATCTTTTAGCCTGTCCACCACGTCTTGAGCAAGTTTAGGATTTTTAGCCTTTAATGCGGATATCAGTTCCAGAAAAGCGTTTTTCTGTTTATTGTCAGCCTCGTAAAGACCCAGGTGTTGACTGACTCTCTTCAGTGCTGCACCTTTGTCCCAGAATTTATACTCGAATTCTCTTATACCACCCGGTGACTCCTTAACCTTAACACTGCTTATAGATCGACGTACATGTTCTGGCAGATCTTGAGGAGTCAGAAGAGTCGGGGCATTAAAAATTTCTGTAATGTCTGAAAAGGCCAAACAGGCCTCCTCTTTCAGTACACGGTCTTGAGTTATCTGAACCCGAGCCTCCCTTTTTGCCTTAGCTTTTGCCAGTGCTTCAGCTATCACTGGTTTCCTCAGGTTCTCATATCCTATGGCGTCCGCTCTTTTTGGTGAGTACCCAGCACGTATTGCGGCTTGAGTTGCATTGAGGTCAATTAGGTATTCATTAACAAAAGCCTCCTGCTTAAGCGTGAGCTTCTTTTTCATAACTGTTCCTGATTAAATTATCATTCACATAAGTAGAAATTATGTCACGGTTAATGCCATAGCAGTTAATTATACCAATGTCAAGAAAAAAATGCACCTCAGAACAACTTTTTAAGGGCCAGGAACCCCGAAATCGATAACCCCTTGATTTCATTGACAAACAAAAATAAATGAAAATAATTTGAAAATAATTTACTTTTTTGCTTGACATAATGAGATAGCATTGATATCTTGTCTCTAACACGGCAGCGAACTTTTAACGGGGAGGCGAATTATGAAATATCAAATCACTTTGGAAGTTGACGAAAGCTCAGAATCAATGGCTATGCAACTGGTAGCCATAGCATTAAAAAAGAAATTCAAAGACCAGATCAGGCCGGTTGATGAAAAAGAGTGGTTAGAAATATCAGGTCAACCTTTCGATTACTAAGGAGAATTAAAATGAAAGCCGATCTCACAAAACCCATGACAACCGCCGAAGCCACTGAAAAGCACGAGTGCCCCCAAT